GGATACCTATTAACTCACAATTAGGCCCATCGCAACTGATACTTTTCTTCGAAGTCTGTGCGATTTATGACTCCATCTAAACTCATTAACTGCCCGATGATTGCTGTAGTAGCATTCCAAAATGCAGTAAATGAGTCATTTTTATGTACATGATCAGGTGCCCCTGTTTTCGAATCTTTATAAGATAACGAAGACCTTAATTGTTGAAATTTTCTTGCCCAGTCTCCAACACTTTCACAAACAAAATCTAAATCATCAGGAAATCTTTGATTTTGTGAATATGGACATCTCGAAAACATTCCATTTAATCTCGCCAAAGCCTGTGATCTTTGTTCTGTTATTGAGAAATTAATGGTTCTAATATAATTCATGTTTGTCATTAATTCATCAACAGTATACCATTGTGCATGCATCAAAATCTTGACAGATCTCTGTCTATTCCAATCTTGATACCTTGGTTGATCATCCATGATTAAATTATTATTATTATCTTCGTTATTATTATTATTATTATTATTATTATCTTGATTATCACCACTATTATCACTAGTATCCCCTTCTTGATCCAATTCCATATCACTAGACGTACTCGTTTCTTCCCTAAACAATTTATTCAAGAAATTCGGTGACGGTTCTTTATTGTCGTAACTCCTTTTACTCCTTCTACAACCTTCTGGTGTTATATATGACATCTCTATCTTTATTATTATTTACACTATTATTTAGACGTGAGTTGTCTTTAGAAACATCAGATTGCAATTGTTAAACCCTTAATTTCCTATAATTCCTTTAAAATTAAATTATCACCATCATAAATTGGTATATTATCTCTTTCTTCCTGATATTTGAATTGTTCATTAAATTGATTTTCATTAATATGGGACCAACTTTGAATAGATTCATAACAAATTTGCATTTCTGCAAAAGAACATCTATATAAATTGGCATTACAAGCAACTACTTGAACACTACCATAATATTCAATTAATGAAACAAAGTCTCTTAAAGATTTTTGATATTCGCAGAAATGTTCATAATCCTTAAATCTATGTCCAGCGATTTTATTCATCTTCCTATATATCGATGGAAATACATATTCATTCATAACCACCAAACCACAAAATTCAGAACCCTGTTGAATTGAAACCCTTAATTTCAATGGACATGCAGCATGAATTACAGCAAGTCTTTCTTCATTAATCTTCAAATTAGCTTGTCTTTTATTAAAATCATCCCCTTTATAAATTATTCCAACGGGACCTTCACCCCTTAATACATAATTACTAATAACCTTTGAAACAATACCATTATTAACTAATGTTGCAGGTTCACCACTTGTTTTTTGTTGTAAAGCACTACCAACACATACATTTGAAATAATTTTATAATTAGTTCTGAAAGAATAATAATGATCTATAAAATCTTCATCAACACCGAGTTTTAACCAAAACTGTTTTTCAATTTCTTGCGTGAAAGAATTTTGACAAGCATCGAACATTTCACCGTCAGTAACTCCATTCATTGCCACCGAAGGTATCTTAACGAATTGTTCTTTAACTAATTCAATAAATTCCTTTTCAGATTTAAAGGAATCTGTTAATACATGTGATTTTTCACACTCTAACATATGATTTCCAAGTAGTCTAAAAACCCCACAAAACATTAAACAAGCATCAGGTCCCCACGCTGAAATTCCTTGTCCAACTTTGAAGAGATCTACTTCACCGTGTTTTGGTTTAAAAATTTGTTTTAGATGAAATCTTACATCCCTATGTCCATTTCCTTCAAGACCCACCATTTTTAACTGATAATTTCTTTGAATCATATCATTAATAAATTTACGTATGATCACTTGAACATCAATTTCATTAAATATTGTATAATTCACTTCCATATGTTCATCAAAATACATATTAACCATATCCCTAGCTAACTGTTTTTCGGTATTTCCAAAAGTCATAATTGGTATTTTATTTAAATATCTAGCACCTAATACAGCTAAAGTCTGCATAGGTTTTTTATTCGAATAATGTAAACCCAATCCAGACGTTAATGAATAGTATTTATCAGTATTAACCACAGGATGCCCTCTTGTATTAATCTGATTAAGCAATTGATAATTTATACTACCAGATCTAAAAGAGTCAAGAACGATCTGACTTGAAAGCTGATTTAATGAAGTTGTTGTTTGAGTAATTTTTGGCAATAATTCTTTAGTCATAAGATAAGAATCACTTGGAGGTTGACATGGTTTTAAAATATTATCAATAACAATATCATCATTTTCCACAACTTTGATTGACAATCTTGGTTCCATGATATATGTCTCCAATGTATTATAAAATTCATCATCCAAACCTAATGCTTCTATAAATCTTCGGGATGTTGTTCCACCATCGTCAACAAGATACAATTTTTCCTTATGTCTACTTAATGCAACAATTTGTAATTCTCTAGAATTTATTATTTTAGTATCTAATTCACTCAAATACAAAACGGCTACATCGAATGTCCCACCTTGATTACTTCTGACTGTATTTTTCTTATTTTCAGTGTTAGATTTAGCACTATTTGAAGAAAAACACATTTGTAATTTGGATGCATCTTTTGGAACTTCCTCAGGAGTAACCACAAAAATACTTTTCTTTATAGTCGAAGCACAACCAAATTCATAACCATAATTTTTATTCAGTAAGGCAACAGTATCCATTGGATTCCGAAAATTCATTAGTAAAGTGTGTTTTGACATATTTTCAATATCCAGCCAATTTCCAATGTACAATCCTTCAGATGGTTCTTGTATTTTACTTTGTGATGTATCACCAACAAGGTAAACTTCTTTTACGGAATTATTAAAACAAATACAAGCAAGCATGTCGTAAGAAAGATTTGTAAATTCATCAACAAAAATTCTCGAATGTCCAGTTGTCGACATTGCCAAATGTTGTGTGTGGAAATTTAACGAATATTTATTACCCAATCCATCATCAATATCTGTATAATCACTTTTAAGTTTTTTGAAAGGTGCTATAATCAAATCATGTTCATCTGCTAGTTTCCTGATCATATAGGACTTACCTGCTCCTGGCCCCCCTCTAATGTAATGGAATTTTACATTCATCTTAAATTCTGTTTTTGGAACATTTTTTAGAGCATTCGTTTTAACTTTTGCTAATCCTTCTGGATCAGTTTCGACATCTTCCAAATTTCTCCGTAATGATTTTAACTGTTCATTTGTTAACCCTATTTCCATTTCAGGTGATTTAAATTCACATTTTAATACCTGTGAACCCATCTCTCCTTTGACAGTTTCACATATAGGACAATCAAAAGTATCAACTGAGTATGGATGATCACATGTTAAGATTTTAGGATTTTCGCTCGTACATTTCTTCACCTTAACTCTCTGAAATACCGAACCATTAGTAAATATTACCAATTTGTCTGTTATATCTTGATAAAATAACCAATCAATTAGGAAACTTACTGGTAACATAGCAATTGACATGAATTGAGCCATGAGACTTCTAAATTTAGCCATGCATGTTTTTGTATTGATTTTAAGTATTTCTGAACAAGAATCATGTAGTGTCATTGCTTGAATTGTCAGGGTTAAACAAAATCTAAGACCATCTGAATTTTTCAAATTCCAAGGTGCTAATAATTCTTTTGTCACCAATGACATACCACCCATTCTTCTTCTCACATATGTCATACAATTCTGCATATTTAATGATTTTGGATCCAGTGCCAACAAATAATTTATCGTATCATAATATTCACTTTCACAAACAGAAAAATAGACCAATT